CTCGCGCATGGGCTTGGCCGCAGTCAACGCCCGCACAAGTTCGTCGCCGCTGCTGTAGCCGAACAACTCGGCCACGGTGTCGGGGTCTAGGCCGTTCGCGCCCATCATGCCACGCCCGCCTGTGCCAAGCGCGTTGATGTCGGGCATCGGGGTCGTGTTCCCCACATACATCTGCCGAACCGCTTCCATGTCTAGCCGATGCGCCCCAAGAGCCTTGATGGCCGTGCCGTCCGGGTTGATGGACTTGCCGGTGCGGACAAACGCCATTGCTCGGTACAGAGGGGTACGCCTGACCTGTTCCGTGACCTCTTCGCGCATGGACTTCCGCAGCTTGCGGTGACGCGCCTGAAGGTCACGCAGGATCTTGGCCCGTGCGCCAGACAACCATTGCATCTGCCTGACCGATGCCTTGGTCATATCGGTGATCGCCGCCTGGGTGGCTTCCTCCACCATGTCCTGATACGCCTTCCAGGTGGCATCGTCCATGCCACTTTCCTCTTGGGTCAGGAACATCGGTTTCATCTCCCGGATGGCCTCGGCCTCGCGGATCTGCCGGTCGGTGGCAAGCATCCGATCCATGACCTGACGAACCTCGCCAGTCAGGATCGGAAGATCCTCGCCGTACTCCCGACGGTAAATCGCGTTGAGGTCATCGCGGATGGTGGCGTAGACATTCTTCAGCCACGCGGCAAACCGCTCAAACATCCCCTCAAGCTCCACGCTTGGCGCACGACCCTGCGAGATGTAAATCTCAAAGTTGTACGCAAACTGTTCGTGGTACTTGCGCTGCTCCTCAAGCGTCATCCGGTTCCACGCGGCGATGTCCGATACGCCAAACCACGCAAGCAGCGTGTTTATGTCCTGCACGACCTCGGCGGTCGCACCTGGCTTTGCCGCTAGTTCCGACAGAACCGTCAGATACCAATGCGCCGACTCATGCAGGAAGGTGGACAGATCCGCCTTCTGCCCAAGCAGAATGGTCATGCGGCGCGGGTCAAAGCCACCTCGAGCGTTCTCAAGCGGAGCAGCCTGGAACAGCGGCAAACCTCCCGCGTCTGCAACTCGCTTGACCATCTCTGGCGTGATGGGAAAACTTGCGTGTGTGCTTGCCGTACCGTGAGTCGCAAGCCATTGCTCTGCTGCACCGCCGCTAGCGAACAAGGGAGTATCTGGAATCTGTTCTCTTGTGTACGCATCAACCAATGCCCATTGGCTGCCACGCGGATTGATGTCGTACTTTGTAAGCGGTGTCGTTCCCTTTAGATCGATTGTTTCTAGCTTCCCGCCGCCGTACTTCTTGAGCAGCTTGTTGACCGCCGTAGGAACGATGCTGTCGTAGAACGCCTTCATGCCTTCGCCGCCAACCTTGAGATCGTTGCCCTCAAAGGTTCCGCGTTCCGTCTGCATGATCTTGTCGGCCATGTCCTTGCCGACAACTTCTTCTAGCGGTTCGCCAAGGAAACGCCTGCCAATTTCCCGATTTGCCTGATCGACATTGTCAACAACACCATCAGCATTGACACCCAATTCCAAGACCGTTCCATTAGTGAGTTCTAGTGCAACAGACCTAGTTTTCTCCTGCGTGACCGCATTAGTTCGCGGGGTCACCGTGATCATTTTGACCGTCTTGTCAAGTGAATATCGCTGTGCGCTTTGTTCGCCGGTGATAAATGCGATTCGGTCGTATTGACCGCGAATGCCTTCAAGCAACACTTGCTTCAACCCAAGATTCAGCCATCCATCCGTAGTCTGCACAAATGGAGCAGAAGGAAGTTTTTCGCCGTATGACTTGAGATTCTTCCGTTCGGTGCGCGCCTCAACTTCTAGATCGACATATTCGCGCAAGGGTTTCAGCTGCTCTGCGGTGAGTGGGGCCAACTCCCATTGCCCGCCGTCTTCTGATGTTGCCATCGCAACGCCAGTAGTTTCATCGACACGAATTTCGTGAATAGCCGCAAGTGCTTCTGCGGCGGTTTCAAACCCAAGGTTGTCCACCAACCCAAGAAGTTCTCGAGCCTGGGGCCACAAAGAACTTTTGGCTACCTGCAATTCAGAAAGCCGCTGCTGCGTTGCAAGCAACTTCTTGTTGTCTGCAAATCCCTTTTCGCGTCCCTTCTGCCCGTAATCGCTCTGCACTTCTTCAACAAACAAAACCTTTTTCCCATCGGCATCCATGCGATCATTCAAACGCAAATGCACGACAACATTGGGGATTCTTTCCCAATGCTTGCTTTGGAATCCGATCTGCTTGGTCACTTGCGGAGCGACCCGCAACATCTGATTCTTGGCCCACAGAATCGCGCTGTCCTTGCTGTCGCGTTCTGTCATGTCGCCCTGGAAACTTGCCCGCCATGAGCCATCATCATTTTGCGCGACGAACCCGCGCAAACGATTTTGTGCCTGCAATACGGGTTCTACAAACGACAGCTCGTAGAACTCCGTTTCCCCCTCTAGCGACAGGTTTTCCGACACCGTGATTTCCGGTGTCGCAAGCGGCAAGGTCAACAGCAATTCGCGGTAGTTGCTGCCGTTTGGAAGAACAAGCTTGTCATCGCTGTATCGCGCCGGCCCCGCGTACTTGAGCTTGCGTTCCTCGTCTGCAACTTGCACCGCCGCCAACCATCGCTTGGCTGGCTCCTGCAAATCAGCAGGCAAATCATCGGCGGTCAGCGATCCGTCTAGCAATCTGAATCCGACATCGTCATCAAACAACTCAATGCCATTGATTGTGACCGTGCCGTAGTTCTTGCGGAACAAGTCAACAAACTCACGCGCTCGTTGACGCTGTGTGTCATCTGCTTCCGTGTTCTGTTCCCCAAGCCGGACACGCTCTACCTGAACGCCGTTGCTGTTCAGGAAAGACATGACCATTGCCTTGGAAATCTTGCCTTGCTGCATGGCAAGGTAATCCGTAAAACCAGACCATTCCAACTCGTCCTGCTTGACTAGTCCCCTGTTCAGCCAATTCTTGATTTGCTGATTCCAGCTGTCTACGGACATGGGCTTGTCAGACATCAAGCTGACTTGCTGCGCCAGGGCGGAATACAGATTGAATTTCGGCAACTGGAACAACGGCAAGCCGGGAAGAACCTTGTCACGCATTGCGTCGGTAACAACAAACCCGTTGTTGTTGGAACGCTTCTGCCCTTGCGTTCGCGCAGTCACCGTGTCTGCAAACGCTTCAATGGCTGCATCACGCGACCTTGAATCTCCAAGAGGCCCACCAAGAATGTCGCTGACCTGATCTTCCGTGATCTGATTTTCAAGGCCAAGAGAATCAAGCACCTCAACTTCATCAATGTCGCCATTGATGTACTGCCGCGCCACGGATTTCGCTTCGCTGCGCGTGATGCCCAACCCCTTGATCGGCGTTAGCGACATCTGTTCAATGTCACCGCCACCGTATTTCTTGAGCAACTTGCCAAAAGCAATCGGCACAAGTTGATCGTAGAAAGCAGCAAGACCCTTTCCGCCAATGCGGAGATCCTTGCCGCTCAACACCACCGGCTCAATTGTCGGCAACTTATATGCTTGGTCAGCAAGCCGATTCCTTTGATCAATCAATTGATCAAGGTCATATTCCGCGTTTCTCGCAGCACTATCAACCATCCTTCTTGCGCGAGCTACATCTTCGGATTGGTGCTTGTAGCGCAGCTGCCGCTCGTACTCAAACACACCACTTGAATTGAAATACTGCTGTTGTGCAGTATCGTCAAGCGTTGCAGCCTTTTGCCATCCGTTATTGGCTAGCCATGTTTCAAACGGCATGGCCTGGTAACCAACATCGTAAGCACTCCCGTTACTAATCTTGACCCACGCTTCTCGAGCCGCCTGAATTTCCGCGCTGTATTGACGGAAAATTTCGCTTCGTTTTGCAATGCCGGCTTCGTCAAAGTTTGCCGGCTTGATGTCCATGATCTTTTGCGCCAAGTCTTTACCGACCACGGCGGAAAGCGGCTCCCCTACAAACATCCGCTCGTCCCGGCTTGCAGCCGAAATGCGGCCCATTGAAGTGACCTCAAGCTTGAGAGGTTCATTTTCTCCCTTAAGCTTGATGGTCAACGACCGGCTAGAGGTTCCGTTTTCTGACGGGTCACTTGGAACGACTTGCATGGACGAAACAATCTGTTCCTGTGAATACATCGTCACGGCCTGCTTGCCGTTGATGATCATCACGCCGTCATATCTTCCGTTGACGGCTTCCATCAGAATCTGCTTCATCGCCAACGCAAGCCACGCATCCGTGGTTTCCACAAACGGGCCTGGCGTAATCTCGTACTTGCCCTGCTGCAACCGCTTGGCTAGGCGCGTAATCCGATCCGCAAGCTGTTGCGATGGAGCGGTTTGATACTGCTCCTCAAGCGTTTTCAGCTTTGCCTGATCTTCTTCTCGCTGATTGGCAAAACCTTCGTCAGCAGCGCGTTGCGCCCAATCGCTCTGAATTTCTTCAATGAACAAAATGCGCTTGCCATCTGAATTGACGCGATCCGTCATTCGGATGTGAGCAACGACATTGAGTTCTTCCCAATGCTTGCTTTGGAAAGTCGGAAGATTCTTGCGCGTTTCCACCATGCGCTTGGTTTCGTCGCGCCATGCAAGAATCCACTCGGGCCAGTTTTCGCCGGCAAAATCTTCTGAACTAACAAATCCGTTGTTTACCCCATAATCAAACGATGCCCCTTCATGCACGACTTCCTTGACCCGTGCATTGACCAAGTTCTTTTCTTCTTCGGATGCCTTGTTGTATGCCGCAATGACATTGTTCCGCAGCTCAAACGAATACGGAATACCGCGTGGCTCGTCTAGCGTCAGCAACACCTCTCGGTAATTCGAGCCGCCGCCAACGCGCCAGTTGCCCCATTTGGATTCCTTGACAGCGTTGCCGTCATACCGCTGTTCAAGGTAGGTATCGAAACTAGTAAACGGCCCCGATTCGCTTGCTCCATCCTTGTAAAAGGCAGACCACAGAATGTCATCAATCTCGCCTCTTGCTTCCGCGATGTCTTGACGATCACCATTGGATTCCTGCAACACGCGATATAGGGACAGCACTTCTTCTGCCCGTTCCGTGAGCTTGCCGTGAGTACGCAGATCGTTCTCAACATCCGTGGCAGCATCCTGGGCTGCTTGCCGCAGCATTTCTTCGCGGTTCTCCGACCGTTCCCGGCGAGTAATCTGAATGCCCTGCCGGTCAAGGAACGCCTTGATCTCAAGATTAGAGATTCGGTTGCCGGGCAATTGCGGTGGATGCAGATCAAGCCATTCACGAATGCCACTCCATTCGACTTCGGCTTCTTTGATCGTCCCCTTGTTGATCAGCCCTTGCAGCCGTTCCTTCCATGCCTGCGCGGTCAACGCCGCATTCGCGCTAGTCATTTCTCGCGCAAGTGCAGAATAGAACGATGTTGGGACGGCAGACTGAAACAGCACATTGCGACCGCTGCGCTCAAGCATCTTGGCAAACTGACGCACATCCGTAACGCGGCTCTGTTCGCTGCCGTACTCAATGAACGGGATGTTGTTGCGCTCAAGAATGCTGCGCGTTTTCGCCGTGGCCGTACTTGGAATCACGGCCCCCTTGAACTCGTTCAGCTTCACAGCCCGCTGCGGCTTTGATTCAAAGTATGGGACAGGCGCGGTGTACAGCGCGTTGGCCGCGTCAATGGCCTGCTGAATCAGTTCCGCCGGCATCTGCCGGGTATCAAAGCCTTCACGCGCCAATGCCTGGCGCATGGCCTGTTCGTTTGGCTTGACTCGCTTGCCATACCTAGCGATTGCCTTCATCGCCCCATCAAGCGCAGCCCAGGTGTCCTGCTTGCCACGCCAATCGGTCAGCGTGGTGTAGTCAATCATGGCATTTCGGTATGCCTCAAGCAGCGCGTTGGTTTCCTTGTTCTTGGCCGCGTACTCCTCGGGCGACACAATGGACTCGCTTGCTGCTTCGCGCATTTGTTCAAGCGTGTCAAATTCCTTTGCCTTGGCTGCTCGAGCTGCGCCGGCTCCAAATGTCATGCCTTTCTCTCGGCCCTTGACCTTGTCGGAAGCCATGACTTCCACGATGTTGCCAAGGGTGTATGGCCGCTTGAGCTTGCCGTCCCGCAGGAACGGAGCGTCAAATTGCGCCTTGATGGTGTTGTCCACCCAAGTCTTGAACTCGGCCTTGTACGGCTGAAGCGCGTTGTCCAACGCTTCCTGCGTTTCTCCAAACGCAACCACTTGCCGTTCAGTCGTTTGCAGATCGCGCAACATCCGCTGATACGCCCGCATATCAAAGCGCATCATGCGATCAAGTTGGCCTTCAGGGAATTCCTTTGCAACAGCAGCGTAGGTTTGACGCACCTCATTCGCATATGCGGTTTGCAAAACAGCAAATTCAGCACTTGCTTCTACCTCATCCCACGACTGCTGCCAGTTCACCGCCTCGTACAGCGGTCGCAGCCGATCAATCGCATCCCAACTCAAGGTGGTAAGCGACTTGGCTTCTCGCATGACTGGCGGAACATCAATCCCCTTTGCCCGCAGGAACAACGCCTGAATGGCAAGCGACCGCAGCCATTGATCTGCAACGCGCCCCGCATCCGGCTGATTGACCATGCCGTCAAAAGTGTTGTTCACAATGGCCGTATCACCGTACTGCTTGGCTGCTTCGCGGATCTGTCCGACAACCGCATCCGCCTTTGCAACCGGAACCTTTGGCCACTCCGGGCGCGGGAACCTGGCCGAATACGCATCCGATTCAAACACCCGCGAACTAGCGGGATCGGCCATGTCCTGCGAACCAATCAGGGTGATTTCGCCAAAGCCTTCCACGCCGCCGGCGGTTTCCGTCATCACGCCAATAGACGGCACGGCAAGACCGCCCATGCGGTCAGCAAACGCTAGGTTCTCCTCGGACAGATTGTGAACCGCCATCAAACGCGGAGCAACAGTTTGCTGCTCAAACAGCTTTGGGCTAGTAATGTCAAAGCGGCGCGACAACGGGACAATTTTTCCATCTGCATCGCGCACAACGGCATCAACACTTTTAATTTGTTCCGGCGAAAAAGCAACCCACGCGCCAGTATCAATTATGTATGCGCCGTCGTATCCTTGTTCCTTCAATTGTTCGATTGTGTATGTATCTGCCTCATCAAGTCCCAACCGTTTCGGATTAGTGATGTTGACAAACAGCGAATAAATTTCTGCGTTTGGCAGATAGTTGTTGGCGTAAGTTGCAGCATCCGCCCATGACATCATTTCGGCGGTCTTGCCAAGCGTTCCAGGATTGCTAGCTAGCCAAATACCCTGGTTGTGCAAGTTGTTTTTGCCATTGTTTTTGTACGCAGAATCGCGTTCAATGACTTTTGTAAATTCCACCGTGCCTGCTTTGCCGCCGTGGTATTTGACAGCAAGCTTGCCAAGGTTTTCAACAAATTGTTTGTTGCCAGTTTTATCAGGTTCGCTCCATTCAAAATTCTGTACGCGCACCTTGCTGTTGGGCATACTGGTTTCCGCCGCTTCGCTTACCATTTGTTGCGCGATTGCCATGTCGCCGCGCTCAACCGCAGCGAGGTACTCCGTGTCAATGCGAGCCGCCTGCTCAAATTGTTTGCCAATTTGCGCTGCCTGTGGCGTAGCCGGCCCAATCACCTGAAGCCCATGCTGCTCCTGAAACTGCTCGGGAGTCATGCCCGCCCGCTTGGCAAGCAGGATGATCATGCTGCGGTAGAACTTGGCGTTGGCCGCAGCGGACTTCTCATCCATCGCGCCCGATTCCACAAGCTGCTGTTTGATCTTGTCTTCGACTTTGGCGGCGGAAGACCGTGCAGTCGTGTCCGTCTTCTCCTGATCGTCCAGGATTTCCTCGGCCTCCTGCATCAGCGCGGCACGCTTCTTTTCCCATTCAAGCCGGTCGGTGACGCTCCACGCATCCGGGGACAGGCGCACATGGGGAAGCAGGGCATCGCCCACCTTGGTTCCCGACACGCGGCCTTGCCAAACGGACATTGGGAGGGTGACATCGCCGTTCGTTTCCAACGCCTCCGCGAGTTGCTGGCGAACGCCCGGTAGGAGTTGGTCAAGTTCTGCCGCAGTCGCAACGCCGTTGATCTCCGCTTGGCGCAGCACGCCGTTGAGCTGCTGCGCGTCGATATAGACCGTGTCGATGTCCTTGCCTTCGACCTGGCCTTCAATGAACTGCTCGTAGGCCGGCGTGTTCCGCTGCCGAACCTTGCTGTTCTTCGCGGCATCGGTGAGGCGATTGAAGAACGCTTGCTGCCGCACGGACTGCCGCGCCCGCTTCATGTCAAAATACAGGTTGCCAGTCGGGCCAATTCCGCCAATGAGCATTGCGCCCTTTGCGCCCTCAATTGCAGCTTCAAAAGCTTCGATAATTGCAGCTTTGACGGATCCCTCGTCATTGAACCTAGACGGCAGATTGCTGCCGTACTTGCGCTGCATCTCGTCGCCAATGATGCCAACCCATTGCTGAAGAAATTCTTCGCCTGATTCCGTTGCAACTGCGTGGCTATAGTCTTTTGCAAACTGCATGATGGCCGACCTCATGGTCGGACGCAAAACTGATTCGCTGACCTTTTCACGAATCACATTGCCGACAAGCCGCCTAGCAACTGGCCCCATGACCTCAAACGAGGCCGTTTCAATAATGCCGTTGATGATGCCTACACCCGTGGCAAACTTTTGCGCGGTGGCATCGTTGTAACCCACCATGTTGGTGGCCTGTTGACGGCTGTAGCCTTCCCCAACAAGGCGTTCAATTTCCCCGTAAGCGTGCGTCCGCATTTCTTGCAGCGCGTTGCCCGCCTCGGACATACCCGCCACTCGCGCCATGCCCACCTCAAGCCCGGCGGTTGCGCCCAGGGCCATGCCCGCCGGCATCGTTGCGGGAGCAAGCGGCCCGCCAATTGCACCCGCAGTACCGCCCATCGTTGCGCCGGCCACGGTCGTTTCTGCCACCTCGGGAATGCCAGCCACCATCTGACCAAGCACTTCAGCTGCCGACCCAATCAGACCGCCATCCGTGGGCAGGATCCTAATTTCCTCGGCAATGTCCTTGGATGCGCGAGGCGTAGGCGACCATTGCGCCCGCAGCCCCATGACATCGTTGGCGCGGCCCATCTCCACCAAGTCCATGCCGCGCTGAAACCGCCCCTTGATGGTGTCCCAAGACTTGGGATTCACGAAATCAACGGCGTTGTTGTAGATCCGCTCGGTCGTGGAGAGATTGTCCAGGTCATCGTGCGCGATGGCCGCAAAGTCCTGATTGGTCAGAAACCGCGCCAGGATGGGATCCTGTTGCATCAGCTCCCGGCGTTCCACGCTGCGGATTGCTTGCATCCGCTTCATGTCATCCATGTTGCGGAGAACAAACTCACCTGACATCCCGAACTCACGACCAATTCGCTGCGCTTCAGCCGCTTGGTCAGGGTTCTGACCGGCAACGCCATACATCGTGGCGCGAACGGTATTGCGGTTGGCTTCCACAATGGCGGAAGCGTCCGGGTCGATGTCGGGCGGGCCTACCTGGCGAACCTCGTTTCCGCCTTGCGGCAGCACCGATTTGACAATGGCAGCGGCATCTGGGTCGATGTCTGATCCTGCACCAACCTGTAAATTGCTTGAAGGCGAAAACTTCGCCATCTGCTGCTCAATGTCGGGGTCAACCACTTGGCTTGCCTTTCTTCACCCAATACTGGTAGATGTCGGTATCTGACGGCGATGCCAAACCGGCCTTCTGCAATTGAATCCTTGCTTGCCGTGCAAATGCTAGCGGAATCATTTCCTTATTGACCGCAACATAAGCGCGGCCAAGTTCGTCCTGACTCATGGCGGCAATCGGCTTTTCGTAATCGTTCGACCACGAATACCACGGCGAATCAACGGTTGCCTTTTCGCGGATTACGCTATCAATGACACCTTGCTGTTCTTCTCGCGTCAGCTTGCCGCCCTTGCGCTGCTGTGCAAGGTCAATCATGGTTTCGACATTGTTCCGCAGCAACAGAGAAGCCGTCTTATCTGCCGCGTTTCCAGGGAACGCGAGGTTGTTTAGACCGGCATTGACTAGGGTGGAATTCAGCAACTGTGCATCTGCGGTGGCCTCAAGGATCTTTGCCGGCTCATTGGCCTTTTTCAGCAACTCAACATAGGTCTGCGGAGTCAGGCGATTCCGATTTTCAAGGAGGTAGTCCTGCGTCAGCAACCCTGGGTTGCGGGCTAGTTCCTCCATCACCCCAATCTCATCTGACTTGCGCTGTTCTCGGAAATACTGCGCCCTGTCCTTTGGCTCAAGCTGATCAAAGATGTACTGCGGCATGTTGTAGACCGTGCCGCCGGATGCCATGTGGTTTTCGGCAGAGTTGATCAGCTCGGCATACTGCTGCCGCTTCATGCTTTCGCGTTCACCAAATTCTTGGCGCACATTGGCGGTCACCACCCGACGCATGACCGGGTCTTCAATCTGCGCCGCAATCGACAAAGCTTCTTTGATATCGGTAACCGGAGCCATCTGCTGATTGCGTGGATCGGTTGCAGCAGACATTGAATCTTTTGCCAATCCTCGGTAATCCTCGGTGTTGCTTGGGGCAAACAAGATTCCCTTATCAATGACGCTGCGCGTCAGCTCAACCACTACGGATCGTTCCCGATTTGATTCAATGCTTCCAATCAGCTTGTCCTTGACTGCCGGCGACAGGTCGCTGTTCTGTGCGTAATGCTCGGCATCGGCAAACTTTTTGCGCTGAACTAGGTCAGACACAACGCCAACTCCAACCTTGTCAGCCAACTGCTGAACCATTGCTTTGCGCTGATCTGAATCCTGCGGAAGACCAAGCAGATCCGCAGCCTTGTTGACCTCTTGCATCGCGATGTCCAAATTGACACCGAATGATTTCCACGCCACCTGGTTGGCCTGCGGATCCTCGGTCTTGCCGATTTCCATTGAAGACAAAATGGCTTGATCGGAATAGGTGTCCGCTCGAGACAGAGATTCCTTGACCGCGTAATTCTTGACTTGGGTGTTGCGGTGATCAAGCATTTGACCCTGCAACTGAAGCATGTTGCGAGTAGCAACTTGCTGAAACATCCGCCGCTGCGTGTCGTTTCCAAGGCCGTCAGACGCGGACTTCATTGCATCTGTCATGGCAGCCTGGGCTTCGCCCAAACGCATATCAGCGTCTTTGCCAACAGCAGTCAGATACCCGTTTTTGCCGCGCATGATGTCTTGCGCCGTGGCAAGAAACCGCGTGTCTGCTTCCTTGGTAGCAGCCTCGTCCAATTCATCCTGCAACGCTTGACCGGCTCGGTATGCCGTCAGGCCAGCGCGGGTTTCCGCCTGACCAAATTCAACAAGCTGCTTTGGAGTGGCATTCTCCATCGGCTGCACAGCAGGAGCCTGGTACGGAACCATCGACCCTTCGCCCTGTGGCGCAACTTGGGGAACAAACGAACTTGGTACGGTTGGCATGGTCAAATCTTTCGCGTGGACAATGCGCTCAACATGTCATCAATTCGGCGGTTCCTAGACCACACACTTCCAATGTCGGTAAAACTGCCAAGCAGACTTGTAGACACGGACAGAGCAGGATTGATGGTGCTGCTTGCACCCATCAGGTTCTGTGCCGAAAGATTGGACATAGTCGCCTGGGTTTGATAGTTGAACGCCTGTGTCCTTGCTGCTTGAGCTTGCCGCGTGGTGTTGGCGTTGATGGTCAGCATGTCAATTTCCTTGACCAAGTCCATGCTTGCCAAGACCTCAAGCGATGACCCCTTGCCAATTTGATACCCACGACCCGCCATAGATGCGACCGCGCCCGCTCGAGCTTGGCCGGCTTGCATGGTGTATCGCCCAATTTGCTTTTCCCCGGATTGCATGATGGCTTGCGCCGATTGCTCGGCAGCACGGGCGTTGATTTGCGACATTCCAGCTTGGAACTTCAGGTTGTTAGCCTGCATCTTCAACTGGATCTTTTGATTTTCGGCCTGGTAATACATGCCGATGGCACTATTGATTGCGCCAAATACCGACATGACACCGCCAAACACGCTCATGCCTGAAGCTAGGCCGGCCATTGGATCGGTCTTGCTTGTCTGAAGCAGCTCGCCAGTTCCGTACCAGGGCGGCAGGGCGGACGGATTAGTCAGCAACGCACCCGTTCCATACCACGATGGCATGGATGATCCTTGGTCGCGCATCAGCATTGCGCCAGTTCCGTAGTTTGATGGCAATGCAGTCATGGTCAACCTCCAATGGCGACTTCAGCGGTCATGCCGACAATCGCAAGCGGAATAGGATCGGTGTTTCGGATGTAGATTTGCCCGCTGTTTTGCCAGGACGGGGGAATCACAATAAGCACTTCATCGGTTTTGGCTTCCACGGGAACGCCATACGGTTCCGTAGTGCGATTCTTGATCTCCGTCAGGTTGTTTGCATCAGGGCCAACAAACACACCCGACGAACGGACAAGCTTGAGCCACACGCGATTGACATTCTTGGTGCGTCCCTGGCCGTAGCCATCAATCTGCATGACCGCCGGAAGGGTCTGCAAATTGCAGTTGTACCGCAACCCGTACACCAAGTCGCATGACGGGTGATCCAACTGAAGGATTTTGGCAACACCGTTGTAGGTGTATCCGTTTGTGGCTGGCGCACCGTCAATCAGCAAAGACAAGTCATCCGCAGGGGAGAACTCCGTAGCCAACTGAATTGCCGTAAAGCACACGCCCCAGTTAGAAGTTCCGCCATACAAACTTGTCGGGACTCGCTGCTGCGGACGAACCGTAGCCGTGGAATCGTTGATGTAATGAATGATCTCAAATCGGTATTCAGTCCCGTCATCCGTGTACATCGTGACGATGTTGCCGACTCCGCACAGTCGCACAGGAGTGCTTGATGCCGTTGACAAGCCTGGCGATGGCTGGAACGCTTCTACAAATTTGACCCCGTTGGTGCTGATGTTGGATGAATACATCGTCAGCAAGGTCGTTTCGTCCCACACTACCTCGCTACTTCCTAGCGAAAGAATGCACACGCTTGGGTCAGAGGTGAGAATGTTTCGTGAGGTCACGCGGTATGCGTGATCGCAAAACACCATCTGCCGGCGGTCGGTGACCTGGCGTGTCCTCAAGCGTTCAATGAATCGGTATTCCGTTCCGTCCATCGTTCGCCTGACCACCGTGTACAGCGCGTCTTCTGTTCCTTCAGAAACGACCGCGCAGCTCTCAAACACCCCGGTAGTTGTGTGCTGATGCCACGATCCAATTTGCTGTTCCGGGACATACGACAAACCAAGCAACTTGCCATCAGACGAAATGAACCAAATGATCTGCTGCGGTGCTTTTGAAAATGCAGCGTCAACAATGGTCTTGTTGTCAAAAAGATGGTTGGCACGCAGCGACAAATCGCCAGTCACAAATCCCGACGATTGCCAGGAATAGCCAAGTTCGCGGATATGTCCGCCACGATTTGCACAGTACACCACGCTGTTGTTCACGATGATGGGCTGCACATTGTTTGCGCCGACATAAGACTGCGGGCGAACGGACACGCTTGCCGGTGTGATCACATCGCTGTTCACCGGGCTGACGCGCCATTCTGCGCTGTTGGTTATCATCACAAGCTGATTGATTGGAACGATGTGCCGAATCGTGTTTGCTTCTCGAGCAGCCGCAGTTATGGAAATACGGTCATCATCCTGGCTTGGAATTGAATAGGACATATCCGATTCAGTTCCCGACCGGGTCATCCAAATTTTCTGCGGTTCGTTGGTCGTGCCGGCAAAGATTCTGCGCTGTTCAAAGTACGACACCGCGCTTGGGTAATTGCCCGCGCTGTTGAATACCGTGTCGTACACCGGAGGCGTAATGCCAAGATCCGGCGCAATGTTGTCATCGACAAACGAGGTAGTGTCTGTCTGCCCGATGTACCCGTACAGGTTGTTTTGCCGCTTGTACACGCGGTATCGCGTTGCCCCCGATACAGCCGGCCAAGTAATCGTGTTGTATGCGCCGTTCACATACAGGTTGTTGAGGACGCTGCCAGCCGTAGACTGCGCTGATTCGCCTTCAGTCTTTGGGTTGTACGAGGTCACGACATAGTAATTCGTGATGTCGGCAGTCGGGGTCATCGCCTGAACAAGACCGCCGCCTGTGTATGCGGGGTAACCATTGGTATCAACCAACACAGCAGTCTGGTAATACACAAGCTTCATCGTTGACGCACTCGGAAATACATCAACGATGTAATACTTGTTATTCACATTGGTCATGCCGGTTACACCAGTAATGTAAATCGACTGCCCTGTTGCAAGCTGTTTTGCCTGAACATCATTTGCCAAAGTGAATACCGCTGCGGTTCCTGCCGCAGATACCGTAATGTTGGTGATGTTTACGCCAGTTCCCTTGTTTGCCGTAGCGGTAACGCTTGCCGGCGCAGACAAGGTTGAGGCAAACGAAATTACCGACAGCACCCAGTTGTTTGCTCCATATCGTCGCAGCTCTCGAGGTGCGTAATTGGGATGCACAATGGTCAGCACATCGTTTGACTGCACATAATGCAGATCCATCAGATCCGCTTCCGCATACGGATTTGGAATTTCGTATGGCAAGCCGTAGCCTAGCATCGGATACCAATAGGTCGTGTTTGGAGGCGTATTGGCCGTGGAGTTAGCGATGCAGTAATACGCATTGCCGCCGCTAATCACGACATTTCCAGGCACATACGCCGTGGCGGAACTCCACGCAACTCCGGTCGATGACGAGAGCAGCAGGGTCTGACCCTGGGTGTGGAATCGGAAGTAACCCGCTCCAACCTCAATCACCATCGTTTGCGTGGTGCTGTAAGAAAACGGAATGACCCGAGTGACCTTTGTGCTGTCCTTGACAGCGGCCACCATTTCAAAACCCGGTCGATTTTCTGCCATGCCCTGCGGACGGGCAATGAAATTTTCCATGAGCGCAGCACCCGCTTGGTACTGCGGATCGTCAATGCGGCCAAACATATCGGGAGAAACTTCCCCGCCGCCAAACGACTTGTAGTAAATCCGGGTGCTTGCCATTGGTCAGCGTCCTGCCGTCCAAGAAACAATGTGTTCTGGCTTGATGTTCCGCTGATTGCTGTCCTGATTGATGGCTTGCTGCATGTACTGCCCCATCATTTGGGCGCATCGCTTGCTTTCAGCAGCTCCTTCTGCGCCCTTGATAAGCGGGCCGGCAAGCATGGATGCAAGGTGGTACGACAGCGTCATCACGAACAGGGGCGGATATCGCCCGGTGTCCGTTACGGATGCTTGGTAACGAAGCAGCGCACCTTCTTGGTTGGTCACCAAAATGCGGTTGCCATTGGCATCTGTTTCAAGATCGTATCGCTGCGGCACATACTGGCCGGCGGCAACGACCGGAGGAAGGTTGTAAGCGTAGAACGGCGTGTCGCTTGGGGCGAACGGCGTGGCGTAATCGTCCATTGCGTCAGGCGGCAGCACGGCGACCGCGTCCATCATGTCCGATGGCAGCGCGTATGCGTACTTCCACATTGACCAGGAATTCTCCACTTGCGCCAACAGGACACGGCGCGAAGCAAAATTCCAATTGTGCATCTGAAGCAGCGTGTCCCGCGCAATCGGGTAGAACCGATGGCAATGGTCTGCCTGGGCAGAACCTTCAGATGGGTTGATGCTTGACACGGTTGCCGTGTCGCCCAGGTACGCAAGTGCCAAATTGCAGATATCGACATCCGATGGCATAACCCGCTCCTGTCTGTGGCAAACAGGGGGAGCCGTGGTCGCCCAACGGCTCCCCCTGCTTGGGCCTCAACACAAGTTGTCAGCTCACGGATTCGGTCGCGTCAATCGTGGACTTGGGCTTCCGGCCACGCTTGGGCTGCTCCGTGGCCTCGCCGGCAAATTCGCCGTCAAGTACCTCAACGCAGTCATTGCGGGAACCGTGGTAGTTGAAAACCTCGCCAGCTCGTCGAAACGAGTTGTCGATGAAGCAATCCACGAGTGCTTTGACCTGTGCCATGTGCTGAACCTCTTGCGATTACTGAACCGTGAAACCGGACGCGTAGAACTTCTTACCGTCCTGGATGTCCTGCACGATGTACGCGCACACGCTGCCGGTGGTCGGAGTAGTGCCGACCGTGGAATAACGCGCACCGAGGTAGCGCGTTCCGGTGCTGTACAGCGCAGGATTGATGCGAACCACAAAGGTCGCGTTGGCGGTCAGGCTAGCAAGTACAACCGCGCCAGACGAACCCAGCACCGTCACGCCCGAGGACAGAGCCGCATTGGTCGCACCGATGACTTCAAAGGTGAGCGAAGTCAGGGTGTTGTATGCCGCAACAACGGTGAAAATCATGTAGAGATCCTGGCCTTCACCGATGTCGCGGGTGTTGACAAGATCAATGGTGTCCGTAGACACGACAGGCGTGCCAGCAACGGGCAGAGCAGCCTGGCCCGTGATGACGCCAGTAGCCGGGACAGTTCCCGACACGACGAGGTAGTTGTCAAGAATCATTGTTGATTCCTCTTTCTTTGTAGAAGGTGGCTATTAGCTCACCTGGGATTCAGTATTGACGATGGCATCCACGCGACGAAGCGGAACGCCGAGGAACGACAGCCAGCTGTACGGCGTGCCAAACTGCGACAGACCATCGTTGACCTTCAGCACATACTGGCTCTTGTCCATCGCCATAATGGAAAGACCGCTATGCACGGTACGGTTCATGTAGAAAGCAGCACGGCCCATCGACATGTTCGGGATGCGGTACATGGCACGCGCCATCAGCTTGATGAGCGCAGTCGCATTTGCCGCAGTCTGTCCGCCCGTCTGTGCCAGGAGGTCAGTCGTGTTGATGTTGCAAATTCGCACGACATAACGCCAGTCCTTCACGACAAGGCCGTTCTTCCACTGGTAGCGCGTGACATACGCCTGCATGCGGTTCGTCGAAGACGCGGTGGTCGCGCCGGCAGCGGACTCCATGTAGACGGTCTGTTCGCCAAGATCCTCATGGATCAGGCCGGCCTTGCTGCCCTTGGGGAACGGGCAGTATGCGGTGTTGTCACCCCAAACAACGAGGTACACCGAAGTGTTGGCTGCGCTGTCATAAGTGCTAGTTCCCTTTGCGTTGATCACATTCTGACTGTTGCCAGCACCCGTCAGCGCGGAGTAACGCGGCGCGATGCCGAGGAACTGCGTGGGGTTGGTCTGCGGGTTGCCGTAGAACAGGGTCGTGGCCTGGGTCTGATTCATGGCCTCAAGGAACGCCGTGTCTTCTGACAGACGGAACTGCGCCGTGTTGCCGTTGAGCATGGCGAGATCCTTGTCAACTTCGCTGCGGGCTTCAAGGATCGCGCAAGCTTCATCGACCTGTGCGGTCGTGGACTTGCTCGAGGGAATGCCCTGGTTGAGCGCACGCCAGTACACGGACGGAAGGCCCGTGCGGATGACCACGCGTTCGCCGGTCGGCAGATTGCCTTCCTTGTACACGCAATCTTCCAGGATTTCGTTCGACTGCGAGAGGAGTTCCGCAATGATCGGGATACGACCATTCGGGTCAGAACGCTTTGCCCAATCGGCAAGCGTCAGGTTGCTGTTAGAGATAGTTGCCATTTGTTTGGCTCCTTATGTCAGAGTTGGGGTTGATTTGAATACAGGGCCGCTGCGGCGGAATTGAAGTCCTTGACCGGGCCACGACTAGTGGACGGCGCAGACCCTCCGACGAAACGGTCTTCCGAGATGGCTCGTCCTGCGCGAACCATGAACCGGATGATTTCCGGGTGGTTCCCGAGGCCAGAGTCATTGAGCAACGAGCGAAGTTCCGGTGTGCCAAACGAGTCAAGAGCCTTCTTTGCAACGCCAAGGTTGTCCATCAGCACCTCGCCGCCGAACTCCTTGTCCGTCCTAGAAGCCTCTGCCCATTCTGCCTGAACCTTCTGAATGGCTGCGGCCTGCCGCTGTGCAACGGTCGGGGCCATGCGATCCAGGATCTTCTGTGCCGAGTCTTGGGAAAGGTTCAGCTCCTTGGCGACTTCCGAATAGACCTTCATGGCTTCCGGGTCGAATCCCTGTCCATCGGGCGACTTGAATTCGTACTGCGCCGGGGCTTCCTGCTTGGCATCGGTCTTGGCTTGCGCCTCGCCCTTGGCCTGTGCAGGATCGACCGGCTTGTCACCAACGGGCTGCGCCGGCTTGGTCGCATCCGCGACTGCCGGCGTCGATCCCTGATCGGTTCGCTGCGTGTTCCCGTACAGAGCGTCAGCCGTCGCTGCCGCCTGGCCGGAAAGTGGATTCGTGGGGTTGCCGCTAGCTGTGGGCGCGGCTTCCGCCATCGTCATCGTGTCGTTCATTTGTCTGTTCCTTCATCATCACGGGATACAGCTCCGGGCATTGCGTATGAATCATCGAAAGAATGCGAAGCCCGTAGTTCCTGTTGCCTTCCGCAAATGACATTGCCATTGCGTTGGTGTTGAACGACGAGCGAAACACTCCTGCCTGATCCAGTAATCGCCACACAATGCGGCGACCACGCTTGTTTCCCATGAGCCATCTGATGTCCGCTTCTTCTGTTTCCTGGGCAAGACGGATTTTGATGTCCTTATCTTGCTTGGCGCGTTCCTGCGCTTTCAGATCAAGCGGGTCGTACTGACTCATTTGTAGACTTTACTGTTTTTCTAGTCAGTTGCAATGCCGCATCAATACATAGCGACAAAGTTTGCCGCCGTTGTAGTACCAGTTGCAAACACCCGGTAGCAACGGATTGGCAGGAAAATCGTAGTTGCAGCGTGCCAATTGAAAGTCACATCGTCGCCATTTGCCATTCTGACTTTGATGTTTCCCGATCCATTATGAGTAATCCAAATTCCTCGAGTGAGAGGAATGTTGGCGGTATCAGATGGACTAATTACAGCTGCCAATTCGTAGGTAACGGGGCTTGAAGCAATGGCTGTATCGGATGGAACTGGCATGGCTTTCCTTTATGCAAGTCGGTTGAGCTTGAACAGGACGCTTGACAGCAGCGTGCAAATGCCGTCGATCTCGTTCTGAATGTGCGACTCGCTGCCCATTGCAGCGCGGGCCGATTCCACATACTCGTAGAGAGCCTGCACATCAGCCTTGCAGTCCGTGCCGATTTGCATGGCCCCACCCTGGAACGACAGCGTTCCTCCGGTGCAGCCCATCCACGCTTCCGCTAGGTCATCCGTCAGGGAAGCCAGTTCGTTGTAGACATCAAGCGCGGAATGCTTGGCAAAACTGCCGGGGCCAGTCACCATCAGATGGTGCATATGCAGCATCGTGGAACCGTGCAAAAGACGAGTGATGAATTCGGAAGCAGCGGTGGAATCGCCGCCCTTGTCACTTCCGTAAAGCAAACTTGGCCCTTTGGTAAGCATCGACATAGTTAGACCTCAACGGCTGAAGGCGAGTTGTAACCCGAGAACATGTTCATTACATCGGCCATGCCATCTTGCTGACCGGGCTGCGGTGCGGACTGCGCCAAGTTCTTGACCGTCTGCGACTGCTGCTGCATAGAAGCGGCCTGTTCCTTTGCGGCCATTGCCTTGTTGCGGGCCTCGCGCACAACCGCAACTTGCTTATCTGCAACGATGAGGGTTGGATCCACACCAAGCATGTCGCTGTAAATATCGACCCATTGATCGGCATCAAACTTGTCAAGCACATCGGGCTTGACCTGTGCCACGCTGCCAAGGTTGCCGACAAAACGATCCACCGCATTCGTGCCAATTGCCCGCTGTGCCTGGGCAAGCATCGACACAAACTCAATGGTCAGATCCATGCCTTGCAATTCTTCCGGCGGCGGCGGCAATGCGCCGGCTTCAAGCATCCGGGTGAATGTGATGTCCACAAGCGGCTCAAGCAGCTCGTTGTGCAGACGCTCAACCACGGGGCCAAGCATCAGCAGCTTTTCCTCATGCCGTTCCGCAACCTCCGTTGCCGTCATGCGGGTGTCGGTTGCATTGGCAAGCATCAGGAACAGGTCAGCGTAAAACGCGCCGCGCACACGCTCCCGGCAATCCTGAATGTCAAACAGCAGATGCTGAAGGTTCAGGTTGACATCGAACGCTGTGCGGATGGCATCGGTCGGATTTGCAAGGAACGACACACCGCCTGGCAGCGTGTCCACATCGCGGTTCTTCAGACTTGCCGGCATCTGAAGCGGCGGCTTGGTCTGGTAGTCGATGACCTGTGCTTTACGCAGCTGCTCATGCTGAAGCTGCTTGATGTCGCCAAGGGCTTCCATGCCAGGGCTGTTGCCGTAGATATCGCCGCCGGCGACAGCCCACCTGGGTACTACGCCAGGGAACTGGCGGTATCCGCTTTCGCGCAGGAACTTGCCCTGCTCTCCACCGACCTCGAAATACCACGATCCCCACGCCATGTTCTTGTTGTCGCTCTTGCGGATGTCGCGGTCGCGGCGCGGTTCAATGGCATGGACAATCGGGATCCATTGATCCAAATTGCCACGGTCGTACATTGACTGCACGGTGTGAGAACAATTCTCGTAACCGAACTCCTTGACAAGTTCATGCACGGTTTTCTCAAACTCGCGGTACAAAGTGCAGACGCGACCCTGATAGTCGGAAGCAATGCAGTATTCGCCAGTAGTCAGGGTGTAGTGATGAATCAGATGCTTGTCATCCGGCAGCACGATGGATGCTGCCGTACCAAAGCAACCAAGTTCCTCGTACATCTGATGCAGCGAACGGTAGGTGTTGGATTTTTGAAACACCAACAGCATTCGCTTGGTCACATCGTCAAGCCACACCTTGACCGGCTGATACTTGTTCAGCTCAACATCAGGCGTGGCAAGGCGGAACCATTGACGCGCCGGGCTAGTTGCGCCAGCCATCATGCCCGCGCCAAGCGTTCGCAGCGCACGGGTTCCGGTGTTGTCATAGATGGCGTTGTGCCGCCGCCAACCCTTGTCACGATCCTGCCGGAAATAGCGGCCATTGCGCGGCAGGATGTATGAGGTCAGTTCCTGCCAATGCGCCCACCAAGTGGCGCGTTCACTCTTGAGCTGCCCCCACCGAGTGAACAACTTGTCCCGCGTGGGTGCGCCAGGGTAACTGCCGCCATCTCCGGTGTATTGACTCAT